AAACATTGAGAATATTGACATCACCCCTTTCATGGTGTAAAATAGGGTATAGAAAAGAGGCCTTTTTAATGGCTGATTTTTTATAAGGCTAAGCTTTCACAATCAAACTTTGGCGAGGGAGATTGTGGGGCTTTTTTGTTATTTCTTGACTTTATCTTTCAAAGCTTTTTCAATAGCTTGTTTTAATTCTAAGATAGACGCTTTGTCTTCTTTGGTAAAGGTTACTGTATTTTCATCTTTTACGGCATCAAACACACCGCCTTTTGTATCGGATGATCCAGGATAGACCAACTGAAGGTAACCAACAGTTGTACCTGGCTCTTTTAATTGATAAGCAGTAATTTCTGATAACAGAATTGACTTTTCTCCATCCAGTCCATGGAGTAAAACATTTGAAACATTTGACTTTCTTGCAATCCTGATAAAATAATCATCGATTCTTACAACAGTTTTTGATTTCTTAAACTCAAAAATTCGCTCATTCGGTTCCTCTGTGAAGAGTTCAACCTCTAAACTTTCATCTTGCTTTTTACCAAACAATGCCATAAGTAGTTCCTTTCTTTTTCTGCTTCAGCAGTTTATAAACATATTTAACCAACTAAAGTCTGATATTCCTCTTTTACCATGATTTCATTCGTCATAGTTTTTAGATCGTAGTAGGACATGAATTTGAGGTAATCAAACTCTGTGGGGTCGTCTAAGCTTTCTAGTGCGTCTTTTACGAGATGATGGATCATATTCCTATCAGCTTCGTTTTCGCATCGCAGACGAGCGTTCTGATACTCTGAGCGTGTATGGTCCTTGTGTCCTAGTTCATGAAGTAGGACCTTAACCCTCTCTTTTTTACTAAGTTTACTCGACAGGAAAGCTGTATTGGTTTCTTTTTCGTAAAATCCAAGTTCGTCTGGCATCAAATCTCCATCAAAATCAATAATACGAATCTGAAAATGACTTATAATTTCTTTTTCAGTCACTAAGCAGTACCTCTAATCACCAGCTTCTTTTAGATAACCTTCAATGATAGACTGGATGATTTTTTTCTTTTCATCTGTTAATTCTCGACCGCCAAACATCATGACGTTGGATGCCATTTCTTCAACATTTAGAACTTTCCCTTGCCATGAATATTCCTTGGTATCATCTGCAAGATTAGGATTTTCAGTACGACCTAATAAGTAGTCTGTACTAACACCAAAATAATCGGCTATTTCTTGTAGTCTATCAGATTTTGGGTTGCCTTTTTTTAGACTATAAAGATAATTTGTACTATATCCTAACTTTTCTTCTAAAATATTTAAAGAAATTTTCTGTTTATCAGCCAATTCTTTAATTCTGTCGAATGCTAAGAACATTGATATTTCAACCTTTCTAAGCATTACGAAAAAATATTTTAAAATTAGTTATAAAAACCCTTGACAAAATCTAAAACTAGTTTTAAAATAGTATTCGTAAGCTAAAGAGTTAGCGAACAAGACAACTAAAAAATAAAGCCTAATGAAACTGATTGGCGTCCGTTTTCTAGGTATAGCCTTACTTTTAGTAGGTCTTTTCTCTATGTCTATATTCTAAAACTAGTTTTAGAATTTGTCAAGTGGTTCGCTAACTTTTTAGATAATTTTTTAAAAAGAAAGGAGAGAAAGATGAGCAATTTATCAAAAAAATCATTACCAATCCAAGATTTAGAAATCAAGATTAGTAGTGATTATAGTGTTCCACACGTTATTTTGAATGGAATTGATTTCCGAGCTGAGGGTATCGGCCTTAAATCTATCAAAATCATTTGGGGTACTAAGGGAGGGGAAATCCCAGAATCTCTCATCCAAATTGACTATATAGATGCTCGTGAACAGCTACACGAAGCAACTGTTAAGCAATCATTTCAAAATACTTTACTTAAGTAGCTCCGGGTTTGTTACAAGATTAGTAATGATTTGTGAGGCGGTTTGAGATAGAAAGTTTAGAGAAAACACACCTACTTTTTCAGCAACACTCTTGGTTTCTCTCCAAACTTTAGGGCTCCTCACTGAATCAAGAAACTGGTGCCCTTGGTAAGTTATACCATTGATAAAAGCAATATACAAAGAATTCGATCCGTCAAATTTCGGTGACCAATTTATAAAACCAGCTTCTGAGAGCAACTTGCAATGATAAACAAAAGTATTTACTTCATACTTTTTAGCTCTGTTAAATTTCGAGTTATCAGAGAAAATAAAAGGTTCTGGATATTGATGTAGTTCTTCGATGTCTAGCAATATATCTCTTACTAATTCTGGTTCAAATTTCATGTTACACCTCCGAGTTTTATTTACATTATATCAAATTTAGAAAGGAAAAATATGAGTAAAGAACTAAAGATAATCAAGGCTAAAATCAAAACTCGTTTGATTGAGCTGGATATGACTCAAGCTGAGTTAGCTAAGCATGTTCCTGTTGCTAGATCAGTTATTTCTGAATTGTTGCGATACGGAAAAGGTAGTGAGTCTCTTAAGGAAAAAGTTGCAGATATTTTGGGTATCGAAAACCCTTGGGGAAAAATTTAGAAAGTGAGGAAAAATATATGAACGAAATTTTTAACTTTCACGGGCAGGAAGTCCGTACTTTGACAATTGATGACGAGCCTTGGTTTGTCGGGAAGGATGTAGCGGATATCTTGGGATATAGCAAGGCTAGAAATGCGATTGCTCTTCATGTTGATGAAGAGGACGCCCTAAAACAGGGCATCCCTACTAGTGGTGGAACACAGGATATGTTGATCATCAATGAATCTGGTCTCTACTCTCTCATTCTTTCAAGTAAGCTTCCACAAGCAAAAGAGTTCAAGCGCTGGGTGACTTCGGAGGTTTTACCAGCTATTCGCAAGCAGGGAGGATTTATCCGTGAGGACTTGGACGAGGATGCCTTTATTGCTTTATTTACTGGACAAAAGAAATTGCGTGAGCAACAGGCGACTATGCTGGAAGATATTGACTACCTCAAGAGCGAGCAACCGATTCATCCAAGCTATGCTCAGTCGCTACTGAAGAAGCGTAAGGCTCGGGTTGTTGCTTGCCTTGGCGGTATTGATAGTCCTGCTTATGCGGATAAGACTTTCGCTCAGTCGGTATTTCGACAAGCTGAGATTGATTTCAAGGATCATTTTAATATCAGTCGTTATGATTTGCTACCGAAAAAGTTTGCAGAAGCCGCATTGGCCTACTGGATGACGTGGGAGCCAAGCACAAACACTAAGATGAAAATCATGAAATTAAACTCATTTGACGAGGTGTAGGAGGGGGAGAATATGGACAATGTTCTACTTTCACTGTCTGAATGGATTAAATCCATTATCAAGGACACAATTACAAGGCTGGTTGAAATAGAAAAAGATAGTGACCATTATCCAGAGTTGATGGATGTGAGCACTACCTGTGAATTTCTAGGAATTAAGTATGACACATTTTCAGATAATTATCGTTACATGAAGGGATTTCCAAAGGAATTACCTGGTAAGAAATGGTCAAAAAGAGCCATCAAAGAATGGCTCTCTAATCAACTATAATAACTTTACTAAAAGGCTTCTGGACAAGGTCTTAGCAAAATTATTTGACTATATTATAGCACAAAAAGAGGATAAAAACATGAACAATTTACAAATTATCGCAGTAGGCACACTAGTATCAGTAGTCTTGATTGAATCGCTGATGATGAATATCAAGCTTAAAATGGCCATGAGAAAGAAAAAGAACATTCAATTTCAAGCGCCACAAGTTGAAAAAGGGTTTATTGACTTTAAAACAGGGCGACGTGTGGATATTGATCCTGTGACACGAAAAGAAACATTTGTGGATTAAAACGGAGGGGAGTAATGTCTGAAATCAAATGGATTAAGATTACGACGGACATTTTTGACGATGAAAAGATTTGTCTAATTGATGCCTTGCCTGATCGTGATGCAATTATTGTAATCTGGATCAAACTTATAACACTAGCAGGAAAATTGAATAGAAAAGGCGTACTAGCAATTTCTAAAAACATTGTATACACCGATGAAATGCTTGCACAAACGTTCCATCGTCCGTTGAATACAGTTCGTATGGCTCTTGAGATTTTTGAAAAGTTTGAGATGGTTGAAAAAATCGATGGAGTGATAATGTTACCCAATTGGGAGAAACATCAGAATATTGACGGCATGGAAAAAATAAAAGAGCAAAATCGAAATAGAGCCGCACGTCACCGGCAAAAACAGAAATTACTTACACAGAACAACGAAAGTAACGTTATAGATAACGTTACGGATAACGTTACAGTAACGCACGGTAACGCACTAGATAAAGAATTAGATAAAGATATAGAATTAGATAAAGATATAGAGATAATTAATAATAAGGTGATGATTAGTTCCAGTCTCTCTGAAAATTTGAAACATAGCGGAATCCATCTAACCGATAAGTCACATCAACAGTTACTTGATTATGTGGGACTTGATGGAATGAGTTTCGATATGTTGAACCGTGCAGTCGAGAAAACTTCCGGATCACACAAACCTAGTTTCAATTATCTAATAGCCATTCTTGAAAGTTGGAAAAAGAAAGGCTTCACATCGATTGAGCAGGTGGATGAGGATGACCGTAAATATAAAGAGGGTAAGTACTTCAAGCAATCAGAACAAGCAAAATCAAATGTTCCTGAATGGTCACAACCTAACTATGTGAATACTACGAGTGAGGAGACCAAGAAGGACCTTGAGCAAAAGAAGAAAGAAATGTTGGAAAGACTTGAGAAAGGAAAAAACTGATGTTTATTTTGAAACATGGAACAAAAGAAGAAAAACCGTACTTGATGTCTGCCAGTATTGGTGTAACTGGAATTGATATCTCTTTTTCAGAAGAGAGGGGAGCTATTCGGTTTGTTTCTCGTGCGGTCGCAATGCAGGTGGCCAAGGCACTGAGATCATTTGGTAATTTTTATGTGATTCAGGTGAAGGGATGAGGTGAGGATTTAAAATGAAATGCGAGTTATACAACGATCATTTTGAAAATGCTAAAAGGTATCAGATTCCAAGGGCGCAGTTAATTATCGCTGATATCCCTTATAATTTAGGTAATAATGCATATGCTTCGGATCCCCGTTGGTACAAGGATGGAGATAATAAAAACGGCGAGAGTAAACTGGCGGGGAAATCATTTTTTGATACGGACAATGATTTCAAGATTAATAATTTTTTCGATTTCTGCTCTCGGTTACTCAAAAAAGAACCGAAAGAAAAGGGGAAAGCGCCAGCTATGATTGTATTTCACGCTTGGCAACAGCGAGAAATGGTTATTGAATGTGGTAAAAAACATGGTTTTAATAACGCTTATCCGCTTTATTTTACAAAGAAATCAAGCCCACAAGTTTTAAAAGCCAACATGAAGATTGTTGGTGCTGTTGAAGAAGCGACTGTTTTATATCGTGACAAGTTACCGAAATTCAACAATAGTGGGGTAATGGTATTGAATCATGCTCCTTGGGAGAAAGATAGCAACTATCCCACAATTCATCCAACGCAGAAACCGATACCAGTTTTAAAACGATTGATTGAAATATTCACTGATCCAAATGATGTAGTTATCGATCCAGTAGCTGGAAGTGGCTCAACCTTGAGAGCTGCAATCGAAATGGGAAGGTCTGCTTATGGCTTTGAAATAAAAAAAGATTTTTACAAGAAAGCGCAGGAGCAAATGCTCTCAACCTTTCAAACCAGTCTATTCTAGGCCGCCATATCAGACTACAATTTTTGATTTTTTAGAGAAAAAGAATGAACACAATAAACAAAGTCAAACAATGGTTTATTGACCGTGATTTAGAAAACGGAGGAGAATGATGGCTAGAGATATTTTAACGGATTTAGCATTTGAAAATGTACACAAATGTCTGGGAATTCCTGATTGGAATGAATCTGATGAAGTAATTCTTGTTAGCTTAGCTAATAAAGAACAAATTGAAGCAGATGAAAGTTATCACTCGAATGGAAATTGTAATTATTTGGGCAAACGAATTTGTATTTTCTGTGAACAAGTGAAGAAAAATAATTACATCACTTTACATAAATCTATGTTAGAAAAAATTATTAAGACAATGGAATCATTTACAGATGTGGAGGAAAAGTAAGATGAAAAAATTAGTAATTGTTTTAGGAGCGGTATTTGTAATCGTTGTATCGCCGTTCGTTGTTCAGTACGGATGGAATGAAATTATCACAACGATCGTTCCTGTCAGTAAAATTACAGTCTGGCAAGCATTAGGGATGGATGCATTACTATCTTTCATCTGGCCTGTACTATCTAGCAAAAAAGAATCTGAAGAGGATTATTCATATGCTGTAAAAAGTAGTATTTCAAAAATCATTACATGTGCATTTTTGATATGGTTAGCTAGTTTGTTCTTGTGAGGGTATTCATGAAAAATTTAAAAATCCTAAGTGTTGTTTCACTCGCATCATTCCTCGTGGGATGTCACCAGATTTCGAGTGGGACGGTTGAAGACAAGTATATTGATGAACCTCACACAACATTCATACCAATGGTATCTGGAAAAAGTTCGGTACTTGTACCAACCAGAACCAAAAGAAGATATATTTTGGTTGTTTCAGGATCTGTAGACAATAAGCAAGTTGAAGAAAGATTTGAAGTGACAGCTAAGGAATACAAACACTATGAAATTGGTGATACTTTTATACAGGATGCCGTTTTAGAAAATGAAGGAGGAGAAGAAAATGATTGAACTTATTAAAGAATTTTGTATAACCTTTCTGTGCTTCTTTATCGGTTACTCAGTCGTGGAATGTATAGCAGGAAAGGGCAAGAAAGATGATCAATAATGTTGTTTTGGTAGGGCGCTTAACTCGTGATCCAGAATTACGATACACTCCATCAAATGTTGCAGTTGCGACTTTCAGTTTGGCAGTGAACCGCAATTTTAAGAATCAGGCAGGTGATCGTGAAGCTGATTTTATTAGCTGCATCATGTGGCGCCAGCAAGCTGAAAACTTTGCAAATTGGCTTAAAAAGGGGGCTCTTGTAGGAATCACAGGTCGCATTCAAACTCGTAGCTATGATAATCAGCAAGGACAACGTGTCTATGTCACGGAAGTTGTAGCCGAGAGTTTTCAAACGCTTGAAAAGAAGGATAATTCTGCGAACCAGTCAAGCATGGAAAACCAGATGCCACCAAGTTATGGAGCAAGTGATCTGATGGATATTCCAGATGATGGATTGCCGTTTTAAGGAGGTGGAGTGATGAAACAAAATGAAGCCTTTCTCAGAGAATTGATTGAAGATGAAGATATTATCTTTAATAGAGACAGTGAATATCTCAAGCAGAAGAAAAAAGAAAGGAAAAATCCTATATTCAAAAGAAATAAGTTCAAAAATGGCTGGGCGCTTTAAGGAGGCAACAGAATGAAACGAAAAAGAAAAAGCATATCTAAAACTACTAGACAAAGAGTTTTAGATAAATACGGTGGTCACTGTGCTTATTGTGGCAAGGTTTTGGACTTAAAAACTTTAAGAGTGGATCATTTGCATCCTCATTATCGGGGCGGAGAAGATAGTTTTGAAAACTATATGCCTGCCTGTTATCAATGCAATTTCTATAAATCTACTTTTCTGTTAGAAGAATTCAGAGAAGAGATGTCTACCTTGCACGAAAGAATCGTTAAACCTTTTATTGTAAGGCTTGGACTAGATTATGGAATTATTGAAATCAAGCCTTTTAATGGTAAATTTTATTTTGAGGAGGAGTTCACAGATTGAAACGATTCATAGCTATCTGGATTTTGGTATCTGCTGGATTGAACATCTGGCAGAGTATACACATTAAAAAACTAGAAGAAAAGCGCCCGATGGTTATCTATCGAGCCGATAATCAAGGCGCAGAAATCAAAGGCAGAGTCGTCCAAAAGGAGAAAATTGGCGACATGTTCACTATCACAGTACAGAACTATGGCACATTCGTGGTATCGCAAGACAACTACGAATCTTTGAAAGTTGGGGATGAGGTGAGGTTGTGAAATTTCTTGATCTGTTCGCAGGAATTGGCGGCTTCCGCCTTGGAATGGAAAGCGCCGGCCATGAATGTATAGGATTTTGCGAAATAGACAAATTTGCAAGAGCTAGCTACAAAGCTATACACGATACGAAAGGAGAAATAGAACTACATGACATCACAAGAGTCACAGATGAGTCTGTTCGAGGAATCGGAAGTGTGGATGCTATCTGTGGAGGATTTCCGTGCCAGGCTTTCTCAATTGCAGGAGCAAGACGAGGTTTTGAAGATACACGAGGAACTTTGTTCTTTGAGATTGCTAGGTTCGCATCTATTCTCAGACCTAAATATCTATTCCTTGAGAATGTCAAAGGACTACTCAATCACGAAAACGGAATTACATTTGAGACCATTATCTCAACCTTGGACGAATTGGGGTACGATGTGGAATGGCAAGTGCTTAACAGCAAAAATTTCAGAGTCCCCCAAAATCGGGAGCGAGTGTTCATTATCGGACATCTTAGAGGAGAATGTACCAGAAGAGTTTTTCCTCTCGGAGGAGAAAATCAGTCAACTAGTGACCAATCAGTCATGAAAATTGGCAATGTAAACCCGTCTGGAAATGGCATGAATGGGGAAGTCTATCAAGCTGATGGCCTAGCTCCTACACTCACAACGAACAAGGGAGAGGGGCAGAAGATAGCTATAAAAAGCAATACTATAAAACAATTTGGGGTATTGCAACCCAATTTTAATCAGTGCGGAGTGATTTACGAAACAGACGGTATCGCACCAACCATCAGAGCGTACCAAGGTGGAGGACCTGAGCCTAAAATCATTCAACGTGGGCATGGTTATAATCAAGGCGGAGAACATGATATCGCTCCTACTTTGACAAGTAATAGCTATCACGAAAACAATCATTTATCAGATGGATTTAGGATTAGAAAGCTGACGCCTCGTGAATGCTGGAGGTTGCAAGGATTTCCAGACTGGGCTTTTGATAAAGCTCAAGAAGTCAATAGTAATTCTCAGTTATATAAGCAAGCTGGAAATAGTGTGACAGTCAATGTTATTGTGGCAATAGCAGAAAGATTATGAGGTAATATTGTGATGACAAAGTACAAGAAACCAACTTACATCATCATTCAGGAGTCAATGGCAGAGCGTATTAGATTTCTGGAAGATGAACTGTATGAAAGGGCCTATAAGGATATTGAGAAACTAGAAGCTCAAAATGATTTCTTAAAAGGTCTTTGTAACAATCAA